GCAACTACATGAAGCAATGCACGATAATTATCGTAAACAGAAATTTGACAAAGCAATCGCACTATGTAATCAACTGATGTACGAGTTTGAAGGTAAGATGGAGGGTTATTATAAAATGTGGATTGAGCGTTGCGAATTCCAAAAAACACAAGACCTACCAGAAGATTGGAACGGTGTGTTTATTGCAACATCTAAATAATTACTCTTCGTCCCAATGTTTTATACCCTCAAAAAAAGTGTAGTAGTGTCTAAAATCTTTTATTGTAGTTTTAGCATGAACTAACTCTAAAGGAATACCGTTAGTTTTTTTAACAATAGGAAAATAATATCTTTTTACAATTCTTTCCAATTTTTTAATATCTTTTAACAAAGCATCTAAAATTATATTATTAAAGTTTTTATCAGTCAATAGATTTTTCAGCCAGATGTGATAATCACTTTCTGGATTATTTCGTCTCACAAGTTCTCTTGCTTCATAATACAATGCACGAACAGGATTAATTGTGTTTCTATACTTTGTGTTAATGTGCCTAAATTTAAAACTATCATGTTCTGTACTTAGATTAGAAATAGTTTTAGAATACTCTTTTCTTAAAGCCTTCTTGAGCGATTCTAAATTTTTTTCTATCTGTGCGTAATATTCGGTGATTAATTTCTGTGCTATATTTTGATATCGTTTAGACAACTGCTCAAAATACACATTATTAATTTCTTCTATGTCGTATGTGCCATCTAGTATAGTGTGTGGTATAGTTTTAGTACGATTGTACTTGTCTAGTTCGTTTTGTATTCGCAAGACAACAAAATCTATTACTTCGCCCTTGCTCATACTACTATTTATTCAGAATGAATACTTAATATAGTAAACAGTTTATCGGTACCACCGTTGTTATAAAGAGTTATTTTTGCGCCATTGTGTAACGGCTTCGGCCATTGACCGATATTAACCCAAGCATACCCGGCACTTTCTCCGTTTAGTTTAGGTGGCATAAATTCTTCCTCTACCACATATACAAAACTGTAATAGTAAAAGTTTTTATCTTTGCTTTGATAAACATCTATAGGATTTAGTTTTTGAAGTTCCGGAACAAGACCTATTTCTTCTTGCAGTTCTCTTAGAATGCATTCGTAAGGTGTTTCACCTTTATCAATAATGCCACCCCAGAAACCCCAGGTGTGATTAAATTTTTTATCTGAGTTTCGTAGTTGCAACATGCATCTACCTGTGTCTTTAGCAAGAAACACTACTCCTGCCGCTGTAATAGTCATTTAAAGTACTAATCTCCAGAACCCTGGTTTGTAAACACCTTCTGAACTGCTTACCCAACCTGCTGAGGTCCATTTGTATTGCTTATTAGTATATGTATTGGTTACAAAGTCACCATATGACTCTTTTTTGGAATCAAATACTACGGTCCATTTAGTTCCGTCGTATTCTATAATGTCATTTTCATTAGCATCTACACCCCAATTTGGCCATGCATCTTTGTCTAATTTTTCGGATATAAGATATCTCTGACCAGTAGTTGCGGCCGCTAATGTTCCATCTCCTGGATAGTTTGCTCTTGGATCTAAAATTTTAGTGAGAGGATTCAATGTGCTGGTTGGTAATGTATCAGCATCAATATTAAAAATAAGTTTGCTATCATCTAATGGGTTCTTAGTTACAGTACCAGTTATCATATTTAATTCGCTATCACTGTCGTTAGATATATTTAATTTTAATTTACTTGTTGCAGATAGTTCGCCTTGCATTTCAATTAACTCACTCCAACTTTGTCCAACATCTGCATTATTAAGCAACACAGCATTAGCACCATCTATCTGTAAATAATAATCATTTGGAGTAACAACTATTTCAGCCGTATCTGCAATAGGGCCAAAGAAGTCATAAAAGTCTTGGTCAAAGCCTAAATTAGCAATATCTTTTACACTGTGAACATCTGCAATAATTGTTTGAATGATGGTTTGTCTTTTAACCTTTGCAGGAGGACTAATCCAAATAGGCACCGCAAATGTTAATGTAGATATATCGATACTTTCATCTACACCTGCAGGAACACTTCTACTACTCCAATTAATATCAGTTAGTTCTACTTCGAACACATTACTCCAGTCTAAAGGATTACTATTAGATTGCATCTGTAGACTTGGATTAAACAACACAAATATTTGTTCTAATATCTGCAATTTAGTATCAGTGTTAGTAGTCCATAAATCAAACTGTATAGTTAAATTATACGGAACAGGCATATATCGCTGTGTGGTATATAAATTACCTTGAGTAGATTCATATGAACCTGTATCTGTGTTAAATTCTCTTTCTGCTACTTGTCTTGTATCTACGAGAAACGGATCTAATGTTCTGTCTCTTGCAGGTTGTAAACTTTGTATTGAGATTGCAATAAATGGGGCACTGTTAACAACATTCTCTGAATTGTTACGCAGTATACTTGCAACCATTCTACTACTATCACCGTATCTGCAAGGCACACGATTATAGTTTACACCGTTTTTAGTATTTTCTTTTACTTTGAAATGAGAAAAGATACGAATAATTTGTAACAAATATCGTTTAATCTGTTCATCATACCAGTAATCTAAATTTTTACCTGCCATTAGTTATCCGTTTTAGGTTTTATAACCTTACTTAAATTTTGTTTTTCAGGAACAACTTCACCGTCTGAATAAGTTGCTAAATTTTCATTGTTAATAAATCCTGTTAAAATTCTATTTGCCGCGGCCCATGTACCTTTGCTATCGTCCTGTACTCTGAGCCATCTAGTTCCACTTTTTTGGAAAAGTCTATTTGGTGAAAAATCTGTTCTCAAGAAATAATCCCCGTCACTTACACCACTAATTGGAAAAGTTTCGCCACTGCCTACAATGCTTGCACCATTAGGGGCAGAACCATCACCGTCTCCAAAACCAATGCCTGCTTTATCTTTGGCTTCTTCATCGATGTACAAATGCGCCTTTGATCTATATTGAGGATCGTAAGGAACATCTTTGTCTGCTTGTTCTAATAACTTATCATTAATAGTGATCTCATCAGCATAAGTACTGATAAGATTTCTTAGATCGCCTTCTTCCTCACCAGTACCAAGTATATCTCTGTATTCTTGACTGTCTGTGATTGGGCCTACTTTAACACGCCATAAATGAGGCCACCATCTAGGATCATATCCTTCTGCTGGTCTGCTACCATCTGTTACTACATAAAATCTGTTAATTGCTTCGTCACTACCTAATAATAAATCATCTCTTAAATGAGGTAGTTCTAAAACATCTCCGGGCATTAATTTACGACCTAATGCTTCCACCATACTTTCAATATGAAAGTTAAAGAACAAAGTATCGTTTGCTAAAAACATACCAAACTGTGTCAGATCAAAGGAATCATTATCACCTAAATTGTATTGACCACGCAATTCGTATATGTTTGTATCATATTTTCTATCTCTGTTTTCCAGAAATAGTAAATCTTGAATATAAGTTTCGCCACCTCCTGGACCGCCTGGTCTAGTAGGATCTCCGGTTGCTTCTGTGTCGTGTACACCTAAATATTTGTGTACATGTACACCAGTGCCACCTGCGTAGATATGCTCTCCAACTATTCTATCTATAAAGTTGAAGTCATTAGTTTTTGTTGGATTCCATAAACTTAATTTGCCCATACTACTATTTATCGCTTTCTACAATGGTGTAAACAAGTAATGCAATACTCCACATCATTATCCATATTTCCTTGTATGCCACTCGGCATAGTTGTTTGAAAAAAGTCACTGTTTAGCACATCATAAATAGAATTATCTGCTGAAACTATTAAACTTTCCTTTACAGGATCTATCATTTCTCTGCATTGCTCGTCGCCCATAATATATTTTGAACCTATGTAACAACAGGGCAATATTGTGCCATCAGAGTCAATATAAATTTCTTGTCTATGGTCTTTGGTACTTACAACACATTCAACATCTATATTAGCACCGTTCACATTATACCAATTTTCTTTATTATATACACCCGGTTTTAGTCCAATTTCATCTTTGTGTACTTGTTTGCGACTAGTTGATACTAAAATTTTGTTCTCTTTGTCAAACGGTTCAATCTCATAATCCAAAACAGCCATGTCGTCTACTATTTTGTAAACGGGTAATGTTTTTACTTGCTCTTTGTATTCACTATCTATAGTCATTGCATCTAGAGTTTCAAATCCAAAAGGTTCACGCAGTATGAGATCAATATTATTTTTCTTGCAAAAGTTTTCTATGATAGGCAGTTCATGCATATTATGAGCAAACTTGTTGAACTCCCATTTTGCAGGTGCTTCTGTTCTCACATACGCTTGTAAATTTTCAAATAATTTACTCCACTTAACATTTCTACGATATATGTGATTAGTTTCTTCCCAACCGTCTATGCTCCATACAACACTTGAGTATGTTCCTTTGAATCTTTCACCTATGCTTTTCCAAAATTTAGGATTTCTTGCCCCACCATTTGTTCTAACTTCTATAAATGCTTTAGGATTGCAATCTAGAATATAATCTAAAATTTCAAATAGTTCTTGTGCTGATGCTGGATCGCCTTTTGTACCACAAAAATTCCATGTTTTAATATTTGAAATAAACTCTTTGCCTAGTAACTTAAAATATTCTAACCCTAATTCTTGATTTTTTACATAAGGCATTTCAAAACTGCCACTAAAACTTCTAGGACATGCTGGACATAATGCATTGCATCGATCGGTTACTTCTATGTGAACACTATTAACATGACTTTTGTACATGCTGATATTTATCGTAAAATTATTAAGTGTGTATTTAACTCCGATAAATATTTACACCGGAGAGGTGGCTGAGTGGTCGAAAGCGGCACCCTGCTAAGGTGTTATACGGGCAACTGTATCGAGGGTTCGAATCCCTCCCTCTCCGCCACAACATACTAAGAGAATTTATGTTTAGGTTTATTTACAAATATGGTTATACCAACTTAAAAGATGTCGCTTTTTCACAAGAGCAATATTCTTTTGAAGAAATTACACAAATAGATTTATCTAAAATCAAAATAAACCGTAATTTAAATTCAAACATAGACTCAGATGATGTTTGTGTGTTTCCTATCGACTTTCAAGGCATACATTTTGATAGCATCATTGAAAATATAAAAGAAATTTGTCTAGAAGCAGAAAGATTGTGCAAAGAGAATAAGACAATCATTTTACTGTATACATCAACAGAGCCTTTCTTTTTTGGTCAAGCAGATGATATTTTATTTGATCTTGTTAAGAGATTTGATACATTAAACTTTGCATTGAGCGGTATAGGTTATACAGGAATCAACGATGACTCGCAAAAACTGTTGGATTTACCAAATGTATCCTTTATCACTAAATTGTGGTATTTTGACAGAGTACATTTAGAAAAAACATATATAGATAAATCTGGGCCACACCATTTTATCAGAGAAGACCAAGAAGCACCTAAAGATTTTCCCAAAGATTTATTACAGCCTAATAAATTTCTTTTGATCATGAGAAATCCTAGACTGCATAGATTAATAATGTCCAGTTTTATTGAAAACGACAAATTATTAAATTCTACAAGATACAGCAGAAACTGGTCTTTAAATGCTTACCATATACAAGATATATTAAAAAATAAAAACATTAATAACGACGAAGCAATATATCAAACACATCTTATACTTGATAACATTAATCAGTTGAGGGGTATATTAGATGACCGTAGATTTAGAACAATGTTAGACACAGCATTCGAACCTGCAATAACATTAGATATGCCTGATATCGGCTACAGAGGGTTCCCAGAAAGTTGGTTGTTTAATGACATAAGTATAAACATCGTAGCAGGAGGAGAAGGCGAGGGATATGGTTGTGCTGACGAAAAACAAATGATACCTATGTATTATAAAAAACCGTTTATTAACTTTGGCTGTAAGGGTGTGAATGAAGAATTAGAAAAAATAGGATTTCATGTTTTTAGAGATTGCTGGGATCTCAGTTGGAGTAATGCAAATTTCCTATGGGACAGAGTAAATGGGTGTTTTCAATTATTAAAAAAATTATCAACATTATCAGAACACGACATGGAACAACTAATACTTAAAGCAACACCTCAAATAGAAAGAAATTACAAACATATCAAAACAGGTAATTTTAGAATTCAAAGCAACGAGAATTTTATGAGGAGTTTAGCAGAGTGTTAAACATTTTTTATTTAGAAAATAATCGTCAGGCAAAAGAGTTCGAAGAACTTAGCCAAATACATTTGCCTTTAGAAACTATTTGCCAACTTGAAGATTTTTGCGATACAGAATTCAACATAGTTAATAATGCAAATATAGATCTTTTAAAAGATGCTCCTACACTTATTCCTATTGATTATCAAAGTACTCCGCTATCATATGAGTCTAGAAATAATATAGATGCTGTTTCACATTTAGGTAAGATAGTACAGCAAATTGTTAAAAAATCTTGCGAATTAATAATCGGTAAAAAAATATTTTTATTATATTCAACTACAGAACCTTACTTTAATGATAACACCCTCTTTATAAATGAGTTGGCAAAAACTTATCCTAACAGCACTTTTGTTGTAAGCGGCTCAGGCTATGTGCCTTGTAACCACGATGTTAACACAGAGCAACTTAAAGAAAGAAACAATGTTTTTATGATATACAAATTGTGGTACTATGATAGAATACACTACATAAAAGAAATAAGCAATCTTAAGGATACTCCTCGACATTACAACGAATATGATTTAGAGCCTCCAGCAGACGCACCTGAATATACTACATGTCCTAATAGATTTTTATTAACCATGAGAAATCCCAGACCACACAGGTTGGTTATGAGTACATTAGTAGAAAGAGAGGTAGGGTCGATCAGATACAGCAGAACATGGAGTTTACAACCATGGTGGTTAGATAAAATAAAAGAAGATATAGAAGAAGAATATCAATATCAAGTAAACTTGCTGTCTAATGCAATCAAAGGTGTAATAGATGTTGTAGATACATCACAAGACGACCCAATGGTACGAGAGATGATGCATACCTTATTTCATCCTCCGCACTTGTTAGACATGGAAGGTTTTGCTGACCGAGGACATCCAGGCAAATGGCTATACGACAACATAGATATTGTGGTTGCTCCTACCGGAGAAAGTTTTGGTTACGGTTATGCTGATGATAAGCAGTATATTCCTATGATTTATAAAAAGCCATATATCACTTTTGGACAAAAGGGAGTATATGATGAATTGGAAAAAATAGGGTTTGATACTTACAAAAATATTTTTGATTTAACTTTTGATAAACAGGATAATATGATTAAAAGAGTTAAAGGTTGCTATAACTATATGATGAGTCTATCTACATTAGATCACAACACCATTGAAAAATTATTAGACAAGTGCGAACCTGTAATAGAATATAATTACCAACATTTAAAGTCTGGCAATTTTAGAAATATAAGTAATAAAAACTTTTTTAGAGAGTTATTAAATGCCGGCAATTAGAGGTGCAAGACCAATAAGAAACAAAGAAGTATTAGACTTCCATAATACCTTACAGCCAAAGGAAGTTAGTACAGAAGAATACACAAATACATTTAGAGAATGGATTAATTATAGCGATACAAAAAGTTTAAACGGTCTAGATAAATTTACATTTGCAGACTACACACAGGGCACTAGTCAAACTTTCGACCATTTTGCAATGAAACATTTACACAAAAGACAAATTCTTGCACTGCAAGGAGAGTTTCAGTATCATAGATGTATTACAAAATTTGCAGAATTTAAAGAATTGATGCACATACATCCTGATTTTTTGTACGGTAAAGATTTACATGCTCTTGTAATTAGTGCGCCATTTAGCGACTTTGGTTGTATTCATCCAGAATTTGAACTGATTATGGATCACTGTAATAATTTTGAGATTCCAGTGTGCTTAGATTTAGCCTATTGGGGTATAGCAAAAAATGTACACATAGACTTAGACAAATACGAGTGTATCAAAGAAGTTACATGCAGTTTAAGTAAACCTTTCTTTACATTAGAGAACCACAGAGTAGGCGTAAGATTTACTAGAAATTACACAGATGATGGCATTTCCATGTTGAATGAAGTAAAAATGGCAAATAATTACTCCATGGCATTAGGAGTAGAATACATGAGACGGTTTTCTCCCGACTATAATTGGCAGAAGTATAGTGATTTATATCAAGAAGTTTGCCATGAACAAGATTTAGTTTGGACAGATACTGTTATATTTGGTCTAGGTGATGATGTAAGGCATCAAGAATTTCATAGAGGTGTTCCTGGGAACTACCGAGTATGTATTAGCGAGTTTTTAGGAGACTGCTAAATCTTACTCGATAAATAGTTACGAAAGTAATTACACAGGAGACACAATGATAGTTAACTCTCATAATGATTGGGATCCTTTAGAAGAAATTATTGTAGGACATGCCCATCATTCAAGAATTGCTACTGATATTTCAGCCAGAAGTTTCAGTTACGCAAATTTTCCAGAAGAACAAATTAAACCATTAGAAGGAACATATCCTCAATGGGTTATTGATGAAGCCAACGAAGATGCAGATGGTCTTGCAAAAGCACTTGAAGACTTAGGTGTTATAGTACACAGACCTAAAATTATTGATTGGGACAAAGTAAATTACGATA